ACGGTCGACGTCCGCGACCCCCTACACGTCAAGGACGTGGCTCCCCTCACCGACAAGACCTACACCCCCCAGAACATGACGGCCCTCTTCGACGCAATTGGCTGCACCATTGCCAAGATGGAGGGACACCCTGGGAAGAAGATCGTCTGCGTCATCACCGACGGTCAGGAGAACTCCTCGAAGGAGTACACCCGCCCGCAGATCCGCGATCTCGTCGTTGCGCGGCAAGGGAACAGCTGGGACTTCGTCTTCATGGGCGCAGGGCTCGACGCCATCGCCCAGGCAGGAGCCATCGGCATCCCTGACGCCCACGTCGCGTCGTACGCCGCTTCAGCGATCGGGACGCAGTCCGTCTACCAGACCACCAGCAACGTCGTCACCCGCGGCGTCACGGGACAGAACGTGTCGTTCACCGATGAGGAACGCGAAGACCTCCAACAGTCGTAATGGCAAAGATCGAATCGATCCCGGTAAAGGCCGTGTTAATCCCGATGACGATTCTCAAACGGACCCGCTGGCTTCTGCGCAACCTCGACGCGAACGGATACGGCGGCATCTACGGTGAGAACAAACTCGCCCCGGTCCCCGAACCCGACATCAACAAAGCGAACCTCGTCGGTTCGCTGCTCACCAACGGGAACCACGGGCCGTGCATCGACCTGGACTACCCGTGCAGGCTCTACCCGTCGCGGACCCCAGGCCACTTCCACCTCTACCTTGAGAAGGAAGTGACCTGGGACCGCTACGAACCTGTCCTCAAAGCGATGGCCGATGCCGGTCTCATCGAACAGGGGTACTACAAATCAGCGGCGTCGAGACAGCAGACGTTTCTGCGTCCCCCGAATCAGCTCGCCGCTCCTGCTTGCACGACCGTTCCGTCGGAACCGTCGGAGATCCTGGCTCTCATCGACATGGTGCGGGCTCTCGTAGGGACCGGCCCGCCGCATGATGAGCTCGACCAAAAAATCGAGAGCATGGAAGGGCAGGTGTACAGCATGATGGCTGCGAAGCTCGATGAGATCGTGGCGAGAAGAGCGAGCCGTGGAACCACTGCTGTGCCCAGTGAGACTGTGCCGGAGAGAAGCGACGACACCGATGGTGCGGCGGGGCCTTCTCGTGTTCGCCGCCTGCGACCCTCACGCCGAAGAGATTGACCGTGACGACTGGCAGAACTGGAAGATCTCGTGGGACAGCGAGTGGTTCGTCATCAGGAAGGGGTAGCGGTGCGCGTCTGCCCGAACTGCAAACACGTCGACCGGTACAAGGCAGAGGAGGAAGAACCCGAGGACTGGTGGTGTGACCGGTGCTTGAGACTGCGGATCACCGACATGCTTGATGACCTCGCCGAGGTTCGGCCGCAGCGACCGGCTATGGGTGACGGATGAAGCGCTACCACCCGGCTGTTTTCTCTGATCGCATTTTAGAATTCGTCGTGAGCAAACACCTCGTCCCACACGGAACGATCATTGATCCGTTCGCTGGGGTCGGCACCATCCATCGTCTTCGCAACCCACTCCGTTTCACCATTGGCATTGAAATCGAGGAGCCGTGGGCGAATGCGCGTCGCGACACCATCCGTGGGAACGCTCGTCATTTGCCATTCCGTGACGAATGCTTCGATGGTGCTCTGAGTTCTCCGTGTTACGGGAATCGACTCGCTGACAGTCACAACGCCTCCGATGGTTCCGTTCGTAGGAGCTACTCCCACGACCTCCGCCGTACGGTGGGCGACACTTCCCGCACCCTGCACCCTGAAAACGCCGGGATGCTCCACGAACGGAATCCTCTGTACTGGGACCTGCACGGCGCCGCGTGGCGAGAGCTCTGGCGGACACTGAAGGACGATGCTGTGTTCGTGTTGAACGTGAGTGACTTCATCCGGGGAGGGAAGGTCGTCCCGGTGGTGGCGAAGCATCGTGCTCTCTGCCAAGAGATCGGGTTTTCGGTCGTCAAGAGCTTCGAGATCGAAACGCCACGTCTCCGCTACGGGGAGAACAGGGAAGCGCGTGTGCCAACGGAGTCGATCCTTGTGTTCAAAAAGTAGCTCGGTAAGAGCCTCCCTGGTGTCGAATCCACCAAGAGGACGATGTTTGGAACGACCGTTCGAATGGTGAGGAGATAGTTGATGAGGAACCAGGATGAGATCGATCAGAAGATCCGGGCGATGGAGAAGGCGATCCGGAAGGAGCCCTGGCGGTACGAGCAGCGCTTCGCCCCGCAGCCGGTGTACATGACGGCGACGGCATCGCCGCCCTCGATCGCCTTGGGTTCTCACAACTCGTTCGCTCCGGCGTCGACCAATACGTGGGTCGTCAACGGGTCGAGCAGCAACGGCGTGTTCACCACGCTGACCACCAATCCATAACTGGAGGATCGATGTCCGACGCGAATCCGAACCCACCGCAGGAGCCCGACCCGAATCCGCAACCTGACCCGAACCAACCCCAGGACCCGGCACCCGCCACCCCGGATGCCCCGGAGCAGCAGGTCGTGGTGAACGGTCCAACCAACCCCCCGGAGACCGATGGTGGTTCTGAGGACCCCAGCTAAGAGGATGCTCCGTGGGCGACGAGCGCGCGAAAGCAAGGCAGCGAGCTTTGCTGCGTCTGGCATTGGAGAACCGAGAACGGTACGAGGTGATCCTGAACGAGGAACGTCTCGATCTCGGTCTGCCTCCTCGACGTCCACGTGGTGCGCGGCCTGCGGAATGGCCCGACACCGCTGCGCATGCGGGGGAACCCGACCATGCCGGTTCCAAACGGTAGTTCCGAAGTCCGAGTACCTGTAGAGGAAGCGGGGCACCCCGTGAGGAGGTGCCCCGCTTCATTCCGGCTCTGGTCCCCTCGCGAACCCGCCGCGCTGGACTCTAGCTCACCCCGAAGATTTCCTTCAGCCAGTCCTCGGCTTCGGAAGCCCACTCGACGGCCATCGGTGCGTAGGCCGCGGCTTCGGCCTCTTCGAGCCAGTACCACGTGTCGATCCCGTCGGAGTGCCACGACCACGGGTACTCCATCCCGAGTTCCTTGGCGTGGCGGCCGGGCCGGAGAACAGCATGAGCCTCAACGACTTTGACGACACGCCCGTTTGGGAATGCAGTTGCGGGCACCGCAACCACCTGCTCGACCCCGAATGCGGAAACTGCTACATCGACCGCGAAGAAGTGTTCTCCATCAACGGCTACCTGGCCGGTGTCGCCGCCGGTGCACGCGCCGTGATCCTCGACCGAGACGGCAACCCCATTCCCTGAGTAGGATTTTCTGGACGGGCGCGTGGAGCGCTGATCCCCAGCCGGTGCTCCCCGCCCGTCTACTCTTCCCCCGTCGACCTCCGCGATCTCCTCGTGCTCATTCTGCTCTCGGCAATCGCGGGCTGTTTCGCCGCGGCCGTCGTCATCCTCATGTTCGGAGTCCTACTCCGCTAGCTCGTAGCTGACCAGACATCACCGAAGTCATCGTCGCTGGTCGTGATGAACATCGTACCGTTGTAGTACGACCCGCCCCAGTAGTTGTCCCCCTCCTGGAAGGCGTTCAGGTCTGTGATTGTCTTCGCTACCAGATCGATCTCGACGGTTGTCTGGCTGCTCGCTCCGCTGCCTCCACCGACCAGTCGAACGACCGTGTCGGAAACCTGGAGGATCGCCGAGCCGTACCTAGGGGCTAACTCGATACCAGTGAAATTGCCGGTCTCGACAGTCCATGTTCCCGTCCCCGGATCGAAGGAAAGAAGCACCGGGATCCACCCCGACCCACCGCTCACGCTACCAAGCGCCCAGATCAGTCCGTTGCCAGCAAACAGCATTTCCACGTCGCTCGAAGAGGAGATGGGCATATCATCCAGCTGCGTCCACGAGTTCGCCACAGGGTCATAGACGTACGCTGTGTTGACCGACCCGTTTCCCGTAGCCATCTCTACTACGCCGTCCCAGTCCGGAATGGCGTAAAACTTCCCGTCGAGAACGGCTGCGCCTCCGTAATCCTGGGCGAACGGCGGTTGCGTCCCCCGCGTCCACGTATCCCCCGGAATGTCGTACACCCACATCGACTGCAACAGTGCCGGTCCCAATAGCCACTCAGGGTCCGGGAACGACCCTCCGACACCGAACGGTTCGACGTCGTCCCATCCGGTGTCGCCCATGAGCACATAGATCTTGTCGCCGATCCTGCCCGCGTTGCACCCCTCCGACCCGACATGGTCGGGCAGACTGGCGAGCTCCGTCCACGTCAACATGAGAGCGTCCCAGCGGTACAGCCGATCCGACCACCACTGATTCCAATGGACGTTCCAGAAGTACCCGCAGATCACGTACAGGTACCGCTGATCGGCGCTGGTCACGTAGGCGTACTCGTCCAGCCAATGCGGCGGCAAGGTCCGATCCCCATCACCGATCCAGATGTCGGGATCGTCAGCCTGAGGCAGCGGAATATTGCTGTTCGGGACAGCCCTGAAGTATCTGCGATCGCGATAGCCAACCGGCCGATGGCCGATGTGGACGAACCCTGGGTTCATCCGCTGCGGATCGATCCGAGTGTCGCCGTCGAGCTCCAACCCGAGATCCAGTTCCGCTTTCGCCAACTTCATCGGATACAGCTGATCGAGAACGAAATCGAACTCGACACTGGAATCCTGAGGAAGCGCGTACCGTTCTGCGCTCGCCAGTGCATAGTCCGGGTACGGGAGGTACGGACTGTAGCCTCCGACAACAATCGGATGCCCGTCGACCACGTCGCCTCCGAACGCTACCCGGGGGATCGTCAGATCGTCATGCACTGTCCATGTGTTGGTGGTCGGATCGTACGACTCTACCGACTGATACGGCGCGACCCCTGCTGTCGCATTCCCACCCGCCATCCACACCTGCCCATCAAACGAAAACATCGCGCTGGCGTAACGGTTGGTATGGGTCGCTTTCTCGGTGAACGTCGCGAGAGTCGGGTCGTACTCAAACATGTGGCTGGGGGCGGTGGTCCAACTCAGCGTGCTGGAAAAATATGCTTTCCCGTTGGTATGCCACGTCCCCGACGGGATCAGCATGGTTGGTTTCGTCGCTGTCGACCACACGTCCGTTGCGATGTCGTAGATGTACAGCGTTGTGGATTCGCCTGTGCAGCAGTACAGCCGCCCGTTGATCGGATCCCCGATCGCTACCGTCAGGTAGCTCGTGGGCGTCGGTGTGATCACCGCCATCGTCGCCCACGTGTTCGCCGCAGGGTCGTACCGCCATAGATTCGTGGTGGGTCCTCCGACGAACGGGTTATAGCCCCCTACGTAGTAGAGGTACGACCCAACGACCGTTACGCCACCCCCCGTTCGAATCCCAGGCATAGGAGCTTTTGCTGTCCACACGTTCAGTGTCGGGTCGTATGCTTCAACACGAACCCCGGACGAGACAACGCTTCCGGTGCTCCACCCCCCCAGGGCGTAGAGCTTCCCGCCGATAGAAGCCGACTCGACTTCATAACGTCCACCGCTCGGCATCGGCACCACCGGTTCCCACACCGACCCGGAAATCCGCCGAGCGTACGCACTGAACGACCCTGCGCCATCCAGAGCAACGTACGTGGTTACGGCGGTACCCGTCGTAGAGATAGCCAGATCGGCCTGTCCCGCTATCGGTCGGACCGTGGACGTGGACGTCACAATGGTCAGCGTCGGCCAGAACCCCGACCCGCCCGACTGACCATAGAGACCTCGGTACTCGGATCCCGACGGGACATCCCCGTTGCGTTGACGGGAACTGGTCAGCGTCATCCGTGTCATACCCGACTGGTTGATACTGGTCAGGAACGCCGCCTCGCTCGTATAAACGTCGTACGACCCTCCGGTCATGGAGTTCGCCGGGTACGACGCCAGCAGTGTCTGCGAACCGAGTGAACCGCCAGTCGTCCAGTCAGAGCTAGTGAGCGTCGACCCCCAATCGAACAGTCTTGCCTCAACGATGAACCCCGGGCCGCCACTCGAAATCTGAAGATAGGTGCGCAACGTCACCGACGTGATCGTGCCGACCACGCTTGATGTGTCGAACGCCAGTCCGATCTGATACTTGTTGCTGGTGTCCTGCCCTACATATACGACACCACCCGAAGAAGCGCCACCCGCCCAGCAATACCCGTTGGAAGCGTCGGCACTAATCGTGTACGTCGGCATCAGTCAGCCGTCAGTACCAAGGTGTTCGCGGCGAACTGCGGAATGTCATTGGTGGCAACCGCCAGCGATGATGTCAACGCCCCCCAAGCGATCATGTTCGAAGCCGCTGTAGCTGACGCGTGGTTCATAAGCATCCAGTGCGTCAGCGTGCCCCAACTCCCCGACGCCGTAGGGAACGTGATCGCCACCCCGTTCTTCTTCTGCGAGCTCACAGCCGCAGGCCAGTTCGTCGTGTTGTTCGTCACCGCCACTCTGGCATAACCGTTTCCGCTCGGTTCGGTTCCCAGCGTCGAATCAGTCGGCGCGGACGTGCAAGCAGCAACGTAAACCGTAGCGTCTTTGGTGAACCCCGCCCCCAGGATGGCATCCAGAATGTTGTTTTCGTAGGTGTCCGAGGCTGACCCCACTGCTTCCTCCTACGCCAGACTCGCCGTGATGGAACCAACAACGAACGTCATAGCATCCGCCGCCAACAACGTTCGCGAGCTTGGCAACGGACCCTGGAACAACATGTTGCCGCTGGTGAGTGCATCCATGATGGCGCAATGCGTGACCGTACAGGCAGGCATGTTATTGAAGGTGATGACGCCAGTGTTCAACGCTATCCCGTTGCTCGGCGCACCGAACGCGACAGCCTGTCGCGCATAACTTCCCCCGGTCACCTCCGCGCCCGGTGCAGCATCCGAAGTGGTCGAGGTGAACAACGCCAAGTACACCGTGGGCGGCGACGTGTATGTCGTCGCACGAAGAACGGCGTTGAGCAGCGCATTCTCCAAGTAATCACTCAGGTTCCCACTCACAGCAGCACACGTCCAGACAGGTTCCCCACCGGGAAACTGATCGTGTCACCAGAACTCACCGCTCTCGGAGTGGCCAGAGCCCCCCACCACAACAGGTTCCCGCTCGTCAACGCATCGTAAATACCGACATGCGTGACTGTGCCCCAAGACGCCCCAGCGGGAGGGAACGTCACAGCGTTGTCCGATTCGATTGTTCCGTCGACAGCCGCTGACCAGTCTGTTGTCATCAGCGGCTCTCTGGCATACCCCGATCCGGTTACCTCATGCAGGTTGGGCGTGGCAGCCAATGGCTGTGGTTCTGCCACATGCAGCGACAGAAACCCAGGAATCGTGCCGCCACGAAGGGCGTAATTGAGAATCGAATTGGCGAATACAACCCCCACGCCCATGTCAACCTCCTGATGCTGATGTCAGCCTGCGACGTCGCAAAGCGGCGGGGGACATGTCCGCTGGCGCCGGAACGACCCCTGATCGTGCCTCCTGCTGATCTGCTACCTGCTGCAGTTGAAGCGCGGCGTACGCCACAAACGCTTCGAGAGTGAGTCTCTGCACCACCCCCCCAACAAACGTCATCACCACCGCATCAGACGTGAAGCTCAGCGGAACGAGACCGTCAACCGTTGGATCGTGCGGCTGGAAGTACACCAACCGATCATCGACGTAGACGAGAAATGCCAAATCGGGAATCGCGAACTGAGCTCGCACTACGTCGGCGGGAACGCCGTTGACTGGAGTTACACCATCCCACCATTCCCAACGGACGCGGTTCGCTGCCGCCGCAGCGAACGCATCCGTAGGGATGTTCAGCAGCACCGCGTCGAGTACTTCCGGAGTGAACGTGATCCCCTGGTTGGCGAACCTATCGATGAGCGTCGCCCGAGTGCCATCCTGGATTGTCACGGCCACACCGTCCACGGATGACTCAACGGATCAGCCCACCCGTAGGAGTACAAGCAGATCGACACAGTGAGATCCTGCGCTGTCGGTGGTTCGGCCGTGTCTCCCTGATCGACGTCAACGGTGAGACAATCCCCTTCAACAAGCTCCATGATCGCGGTGGGTGGCATCCGAGCACCGATCTGCAGCCCGACCGGGATCCGTGGGCGATCAGCGTCAGCCGTGAAAATCGAAGCGAAGGTTGGCGTAGCACCACTGCCTTTCTTCACATTGACGATCACCGCCTGGTTGGACGGCATGTAGCCCCGCCCCAGCGAAGCTCTCACCGCTACGATCGTGGCCTGAGGATGCTCACACACCCAAACGTTCGTGCCGGTCAACGCGAACACGTTGCCGTCCATCGTGAACGTGACGATCTCCGGAAACGCCGACACCCCCGACAACGGAAGCCGTCCCTGCGCTTCCGCCATGTCGGTCAGCTGAACCTTCGCCGGGCTCCCCACCGTCACGCCCTGCAGCGGCGGCTGCCCAAACGTTGTCGGTGTCCCCACGTCCGTGTAAGGCGACACCGACTGTGTCGTCAACAATGAGTTCGTGTAATCGTTGACCGTGAACGTGCGGTAGATCCGCCACGACCACCCAGCCGGAAGCGCCGTAGGCAAAGAGAGAATCACCGAGTTCGTCTGCCGAGTCGTGTTCGTCAACGGTCTCGTCCGGTCACAGTTCGGCGCCAGCCCAGTATCAACGAAAGTCGTTGGGGGTGTCGCCATAGACATGTCAACCGACGCAACGAAGAAGTAGCCGGGACCGTCCGGGGCCTGACGGTACACATTGAACGCGGTCGCTCCGGACGGCAACGCAGGCAACGTGATTGTGATGGCGTTCGTTGATGTCGCCGAATCGACCAGGAGATACTCCGGGTTCACAGCGGGCGTTTCGAAGTTGCTCACTGCCCCCGAGTAGGCGGAGAGGACGTAGTAGTAGTTGCCCGGAAGAAGTGTGCCTCCTGTCGTAGCGAACGACAGGTTGGGTTTCGCCGGGGTTTGGATCTGCGCCGGGGTGTCCACGAACGCTTCGGGAGAAGCCCCCGATTCGGTGCCGGTGGGACTGATCATCGTGTACCGATAGAAGACCCGTCGCCCGGACGGCAGAACCCCTGACGTCGACACGACCGTGAGCGACGCCCCCAACGTCGGAGTGTTGCTCGTTCCTACCCCACCGCTGTGGTGATGTCCTTCAACCCCGAGGAAGAGCAGGAGGTCTTCGGTATCGCGGTCGGCGTCAGAGAACTTGTAGCTGTCGTCGGAGATGTTGTCCCCGACGTTGATTTTCTTCAGTCCATACCGACTCGTGAATCCCATGTGCCCTTTCCCTTCACCGCTCCTGGCAAGGAGATCGTCTCGGCCGCTTCTGAATCTGAATCACCAGCGAGCTCGCAGATTCTGACTCTTTCGAATCACCACGTTTGACGGTCGACTGATGGAAGGGACCCGCGTAACGACACCCGTCGTTGACGGCGCGAATGCAGCATGGTCATCGGACTGGCTGAAAATGTGCCCATCCGGGAACCCGTCCGCCTCCCATTCAGCGCGACTGACGTAAGAAAGATTCATGAAGGGGGCATCCCCTCCGATGCTCCCAGGTCCGCGTTCGAACCGGAACAGGAGCCCACCAAGATCGTCGGTGGCATAGAGATAGTTGCCATCACGCGAGTAGCAACACTCGATCATCTCGTCGGCAAAGTTACCCACCCGCGCCCAAGATCCCAACTGGTATGTATTTGTGACGACCTTGTCCCATGAAATCTCCACGAGAGCTCCGATGGGATATGCGTGACGAACCGCCACCACCAGACCATCACCGCCGGGATGTACATCCAACCCCCAGTTCCCTTGCACGATCGGGTTGCTGCCAATCCGCGTGAAAGGCAACTGATCTTCAATGTCCCCCCACAGCAACCACGGCTCGTACAACCCTGTTATCGGGTCCGTCGTATAAATTCCGGCCGGATGCGAGTTGTCATACACCGCCCCGATAAGCAAACCGTCTGAGGCCAGGACACCATCTGGCACAACCATCGAGTTCCACGGCGTACTCACGGTCTGATCGCTCAACACCACATCGCTGACAAAATCTCCAGTCTCCGCATCCAAAACAACCATCATATTTCGTCGGGAGTAAGCCGCTATAGCGTAGATGAGGGTGCCATCCGCCGAGTAAACAGGGGGCGTGTCGATGCCAAAGTTTGCCAGGCTCCACAGCACATCCCCAGCAATGTTCATGCAGACAAGATCCATATCGCCGAACCATCCGGGGACGCAGAAGGTTTGCCCGTCTGGACTAACCGCCGGTCCGTACCCCCAAGTATCTCGACCCTTCGCGTAGGGATGGACCGCAACCAGATTCCCTTCGTCGTCAAGGAACATCAGCGCGGCGCAGTTTTCTGGAACGGGACTGTCGGGGAACGCGGAGAGAAACGGCCGTGCGCTTTCAGGGTATGTGGCGAGCCAAACATCTCTCAACATTCCGTCCTGGACTGAGCTCCCATGGTAGTTCTCTAAACCAGTTATCGCTACGACAATCGACGCTTGGGTGGCGTCCATCATCGGACCGAATGGGAGCTCTGCGTCAGGACCTGCGATAGCCAAACTTGCAACAAGCCAGCTGCCCGCCGGATATCCGCCCGACTCGTCCTCAACGATGTAGCTGCGAGCGTCCAGCGGATTGCGCTCGAAAAACGCCACCGTGGGCTTCCTCGGCCCCTGCGCTACCGCTGGCACAGCCGGTCGGAGAGAGATCGCTACCTGTGCCGTCGACGCACTAAGAGAGGACAGTTGCTGCCCATTGCCCCATGTCCAAACGGGAGCGAATGGCGTTCCAATCCAGGCTAGCCGATCGATGGTCGCAAATCGGATCTGTCCGTAGCTCCCAAGACCAAGTCGAGAAACATAGCCTCTATCTTGATACGAACCATATGTCCCCAGTCCGTAAGAAGGGTTGTCTACATAGAAATTCGTGACCGTTGTTGTCAAAAAGAGAGTCTGGATGAGTCTCGCGTTGTTGTAGCTGACGGTGATCGGATCAGATTCAGGGGATCCTTCCGCCGGGGACATTCCCTGTACCGCGTCGATCGGGTTCGTCGGATGGACACCACGATAGATGGTGATATCCACCTGAGTGCCGGGCCCAAGCGATCCAATAGTCGTTGGATCGCCCGTCTGCCACACCTTGTAGGCCACCAGGCACCGCGGGTCGGTATTCGAATATAGAGAGGTCCAGCCAGACGGCAGCGTAATCGCGTTTGCCGTCGGCGCCCACGCCTGAAGTAAGAGAAAATCTCCCGGCTGCACCGCATACCAGTTGTTCCCTGGAGCAGCCAAATCGAGCGTGTAAGGGTCGTATTGTCCCGTTGTATAAAAGTAGCTCGGAATCGGCCCAAAATCCTGGAAGCTGGTCATCACTCCCGGATCTGGATCCGGATAGACAATCGTTGACCCGGAGCTCTTCGCTCCGACAATGTCTAGACTGCGATGCGTATCGAGGTACTCGGAGTAAGCATACGAGCCAGCGTCACCTGTGCTAAACCCCGTCCCGTATCGAGGTATCGCTCCCATGCCTCGATACACGATCGCGTCGAATCGCCAAAGCACGCTACGATCCACGGTCCAGCTAAACACCTGAGTCCTGTCAGCCATGAATCGATAGGCGGATTGGATGAACCGCACACCGTTCACCCCGGAAAGATGCAACCATCCGCTGCTCGTCGCGTTCTGGGTTCTCAGTGGCGGATGCTGCTCGACAAGGCTTACGCCTCCAGTGACCTCCGTAACACAGAGCACGAGTATGACAACATCACCCTTTTGCCCCGGCACCGCCAGCGTCGCCGGGTTCCCCACTCCTTCATTCCGATACTCCCCAACGGACGTTGGAAAAGGATTGGCCGCTTGGTAGAAGGTGACTGTCGTCCCAGACGGATATTGCCAACTGACTCCAGTGACAAGCAGAAAGGAGGTGGGTGTTTTCCCCTGGTACGAATAGAGCGGACCGTTGGCGATCCTGATCCAACCATTCGCTGGGAAACCGGACGTCGAATCCACCGTCACGTTCGTAGGACCACTGACACTCTGCATCCCCACAAAATGGGCTACGAGTGTCGTCATGACGCTGTCGTTATCACGAGTTGCAGAGCCGTCATACCTGCCTCGACCGACTGTCGCGCGTGTTTTCCGTACGTCGAGGTTTCGCCTTCACGACGGAGCCCAGCACAACCATAGGTTCAGCGAGCGGAGGTGGCGGAGGTGGCGGAGGTGGCGGAGGGACGGCCGACGGTAGAACCCATTGAAGCGCGTAGACCTCCATTGGATCTGAACCGGAGCCGATGAACGACCCTCCTGGAGCGACGCCTGCTGCAGGCAGAACATGCGACATGATCAGATCGCTCGGATACCCACTCCCAATCGCCCCAGAGTAGCCAGCTTCATAAACGTAGGTACTCCCCGCTCCGTGACCAACGGCATAGTCGCTTCCAATCCCGAAAGCGAACGCGACATCACCCGCTTTGATTTGCGAACTCGCGATCGGGTCGATGTATCCGTCGTGGGTCGTTGTCACATGCACCGCCGAGTGAAGAGTCGACGGCCCTGCCGTTAACCGGAAACCAAACAGGCTGCACCAGACCATGCCGGTATGGAGCAGTAGAGTCCCATGCGAAGTCGTCCAGCCTGTCGGGTCGCCGGTGTGCCATTGCCGCGTCCATACCCGTAACGTGGCACGACTCCCGATCCCTTCTCCGACAAGGCTCCAACCAGTGGCATCGAAAGTGACTGACGTAGCACTGCCCCAGAAAATCGTCTGGAACAGCCAGTCCCCATCCTGAACGCTCGTGTACACCCCGTCATAGCCCAGTGATGTCGCGTCAGTAGTGGTACCCCAATTTTCACCGACAAATGTCACGGCGGGCGAAAGGGTAAGCACGACTTCTCCTTAAAGCTGGGTGATCCGACGCAAGGGTCCTGCTGGACCCGAAGAATCGTCTGAAGGATCGGGTGACGGCACCGTCGGAACGGCTGCTTGTGCCGTCACCCGATCGACGCGTTCCCCCTCATTTCTTGCCGTTCTGCGACCGACCCGAGGGTCACTCAATAGTTGAGCTACCAACACTTCCAGGTCAGAAACCCGTTGCGTCAGGGACACAACATCAGCAGGCGTGTCTGTCATCAGGGTCTCACTTTCGTTCGTGACCTGCCGATCACCGTCATAGCCGGAGGCGGCGTAATCGGCGCTATGGCAGGATCAATGATCGTCAGATCGCTGTCTCCAACCAACAGAATAGAAGCACCCCAGATCACCCGGAGCGTACCAACGGCGGTCGACGTACCCGCCGAGCTCCCCCGGAGGTTCTCGACGGTGATCGTTCCAGTTGCGGTGCCGACACCGGCGCTGGACCCAACCAGCCCAACGACGAGCGTCCGAACGACCGTGTCAGTGAGCGTCTCAGCGTCCGTCGACGTCCGAGCGACGGCTGTGCCGCGTCCTGCTGTTTCCGTCGTAGTGCAGCTGTCGCTACCCGTTCTGGGCAGGGACACTGTTCTGCTCAACACCTCCACGGTGGCGCGAGTATCGGCGGAACTCCGCATCGCCGCGGGAGCTCGGATGGCCACCTCTGTCGAAACAAGCGTTTCGCTGCCAGTTCTGGTCGAGCTCAGCGACCTGGTCGCCGACTCCGTAGTGACAAGCGAATCAGAGCCTGTGCGTTTCGGTGCCTGAGTAGCAGTCAGCGTCTCCGCTGCCGTCTCAGCGTCAGAACCGGTGCGTGCCTCGGTGGTCGAGCGGGCCACTGCCTCTGAAGTGATCAGCGAGTCGGAGTTCGCCCGGGATCGAGTAGCGGTCGCCGAGGAAGTGTCGGTGGTGGTACGTGTATCGGCCCCCGAACGAACAAGGCTCTCTGCTCGAACAGCGGTTTCGCTGGTGGTCAGCGCGTCGGTGAGCGCCCGGGGGCGGGTAGCCGTGGCCGAACAGGTATCGGAGGTGCTGCGGGTATCTGGTGGACCGCGCGCCAAAGCGGTGGCACGTGTTGCGGATTCGGCTTCGGAGACCGCGTCGGAGACGGTGCGAGAGGCGACCTGGGTGACGGCAGTCAGAGTCTCCGTGATGGTCAGCGTGTCGCTGATCGTCCGACTGGCGTGGAAGCTCCGAACGACCGTTTCAACAGTGGCGACCGTCTCGCTGGTGAAGCGGAACTGGGCGCCCCCACCGAGATCTTCGAAGAAGAAGACAGAGTCGGAAGTTGTACGAGTCCGAGCAATTAAGGTGGAGGCGGTGTCCGTCTCAACCAAGGTGTCCGCGAAGGAACGGCTCGCTGCCTGAGCTCTGGCCAGAGTCTCGGCGGTCGTCCGAGTGTCAGCAGACGACCGAGCATCGGCGGTGGTCTTCGTTGAGACCTCAGCACAGAGAGCCACATCGGCAGCGGAACGCGTTGAGGACAGGGAACGTGTTGCGGTTTCGCTGAGAACGGTCGTGTCGGTGACGGCCCGGTTTCGAGTGGCCGTCACCGCACCGGTGTCGGAAGTGGTTGTGGTATCGGAACCGGCACGGGTTTCGGCGGAGACCCGTGTCACCGTCTCAGCAAGGCTCTTTGTATCGGAACTGGTTCGGCCAAGAGCGGCACTTCGAGTGGACGTGTCGGAGAGCCCGGTGGTGTCGGCGCCGGAACGGCCGAGACTGGTCGAACGAGTAGCCGTATCGGTGAAGGTCCCAGCGTCGGTTGCGTTGCGTTGACTGGAGACACCCCGTGTGACGGTGTCGGCCGTAACGAGCGTGTCGGTGATCGCCCGGACACGTGTCGATGTCGCCGCTCCGGAATCGGAGACGGTGGTGGTGTCGCTACCTGTCCTCGTTTCAGCGGAAACCCGCGTGACGGCATCGACACTGACCCGCGTCTCGGCCGCTGCCCGACCGGTAGCGGTGGCCCTGGTGGCAGTCTCGGCGGTGGTCTCAGTGTCAGCTGTGGCCCGGCCTAGCGCCGCCTGACGAACAGCCGTCTCGACAACGGCGACCGTGTCAACGAAAGATCGCTGGCTGGCGACTCCACGGCTGGCCGCGTCGGTGAGCGTCAGCGAATCCGAGATAGCTCTCGGCCTGGTTGACGTTGCCGCAGAAGTGTCGGTGGTGATCAGACTGTCGAGCGTTGAGCGGGATTCCGCTGCAGCACGCACGACGGTTTCTGTCTCGGCGCACGTCTCTGCCCCAGTGCGGGAGAGCGCCTCCCCACGAGTGCTTGCATCCGAGAATGTCGTTGCTTCGGTAGCCGCGCGAGTTTCGGTGGTAACTCTCGTTGCAGTTTCAACGAAACCGCGAGTGTCTGGAGGGGCGCGGGCCAGTGCCTCGGACCGCAGAATCGCTTCTGCCTCTGCCACCACATCGCTGGCGGTCCGGGCCAGCGTCCGGTAGGTGGCCGTCGCCGCGCTCTCCACAAGAGAAAGCGTCTCCGCCGCCGTCCTCGACGCCGCCAAGGAACGGGAAGCTGTTTCTGCAGACGGCAGCGTCTCTGGAGCCGTGCGTGCCTGCACGTTCGTCCGAACAACAACGTCAACCGTGGCGAGCGAATCTCCACTGGAACGAGCGAGAGACGACAGTAGAGCCACGTCACTGATGGAGTCCGTGTCGCTGGTTGTGCGAGCCAGAACGATCGCTCTGAGACTCGCGTCGGCTTCTCCAGTCGTTTCGCTGGCGTTCCTCGCCTGAGTAACAGCACGTTGAACAGCGTCGGCGAGCGTTTCCGTATCGGTACCCATCCGAGCTACCGCTGTCGACTTTGTCGCCGTTTCTGTTGTCGTCTCGATGTCCGCCAGAGCCCGCTTCGGGCTGTAGATACCAGCGACGGTGTCTGTCTCGGTTAGGGAGTCGGAGATGGCCCTCGGCCTGATCGCGGTGGCGGCGGCAGTATCCGTCTCTGTCAGGGCATCTGTCCCCGTGCGAGCTTCGACACGGCTCGCCGCCGAAGCATCCGTTGTGGACAGCGTGTCTGCCGGAGAACGCTTCGGGTCGTAATCCCGAATGACGGCCTCGGAGATGGACGCCGTCTCGGCCAACACCCGTTGCGGGTCGTAGTCGCGGGCCAGAGAGTCAATCTCGGCGAGAGACTCAGCCGTGGCACGAAGCTGAACGTTGCGACGCACAACGGCGTCGACCTCAATCAAAGCGTCCGTCCCGGTACGAACAGAAGGACCGGTTCGAACGGCAGCATCTGTCGACACCTTGGATTCAGCCGTCGTCCGGGCTTGCAGATTGGAACGGACGACAGCGTCCGAGTCGATCAGTGCCTCAGAGCCGGGGCGAACCAAGACGTTTTGACGGACGACTGTCTCCGTAGTGGCAAAGCTGTCCGTAATTGCCCGCGGCCTGGTAACGAATGCCGCTGCCGTGTCGGTAGTGGTTTGGGTCTCCGACGTAGAGCGAACAAGGGCAGTCCCCCTTGTTCCGACCTCGGACGTCGTCTCGGCCTCAGACGGAGAACGGACAAGGGCGTTACGACGAGCTACCGCTTCGGCAGTGGCCTCCGCCTCAGGCAGCGAACGGAATAGGGCGTTGCGACGAGCTACCGCTTCAGCGGTGGTCTCCGTATCCGTTGCAGTCGTTACAGAGACGTTGGCATCAGCTAGACCGTAGAAGGCGATCCAGCTACTTCCATAGAAGCCACTGTCGAAGGAATTGGTGGGCATGGTTCGTTACACGACTTCGTCCCGCCGAACCGCGCAATCAGCCAGTTCCTTCTTCAACTGGTCGACGTAGCCACTCTTGAGGGAGTTTTCGTAGAGCAGTTCGCTGACCCGACGGTTGAGCAATTCGATCTCGGTCTGGAACCGCTGAGTGAGATGGGGAATGACGAACTCAGGATCGACAATTGTCTGCGGAGGAGCATCCTCGGGTACTTGACCATTGCTATTCATTAACTCGCCACCTCGTCATTCTCTTACCATCACGCGCTCGTCTCGTAGGTGAACGTGGTGCTGATAATGTCGCCCGTCCCCCAGGTGAAAGGCACGGTACTCTGAAGGTCATAGAAGGTGGTGTAAGTGCCGTCCGATCTCCATCCTCGGATATTCACGGCACCCCCGGCGCTGTCCCATTCGGAGAACCCACCGTACAGATTGATCGCGGCGTCGGTAAACATGGCAGGGCCGAAAATCGAATCGGTAATCCACGAATTCACAGCTAAGGGCAGTGTGAACTTGGTGCCCGCCCCTACTGCACTGGTCGATCCCAGAACGAAGATGAAAACGATGGTCACCGACTTGGCCTGACGGACGTACTTGGCGGTGAGCGTCCCGTTGCCCACCGTCATATTGGTCAAGGTGGGTGACCAGGTGATCCACGCTCCTGGTGTGACCGCCCCACCTGACAGAGTCAGTGTGCCGGGGATGTTCACATCTTCAGTTGCTGTACCTAGGCGGACCTGATTGGCAGCCGTCGTCGTCGCCCCGGCGCCGAGAGCTACAGCGGTTGCATGGGACGCAGTGGTCGACGTACCGATAGCTACCGAACTCGTGCCCGAAGCAGCGGACACCGATCCGATGGCTATCGCGGTAAACCCGGCGGTTGCTCCTGGAGCGCCCGACAGGGAACCTCCGATCGCAACTGCCGCTGTAGCTGTCGCCCGAGCGCCAGCGACAGCGGCAGTGTTGCCTCCCCCGATGGCGATGGACGAAGCACCAGTCGCCTGTGGGGCACTCGTACCGTCCTGCCCTGAACCAATAGCGAGAGCCGCTACAGATGATGCTGCTACGGCAAACGCTCCAACAGCAATACCCTGACCGATCTGACTGTTCGCCTTACGACCGATGGCAATAGCATCGGCTACAGAGGCAGAGGCTCCGGCGTTGGTGGCGTCACCAGATCCGATGGCAATAGCACTGGCAGCAGACGCCCTCGCCCCGGCGACCGCCGTACCGTTTGACGCCCCGATGGCGATAGCACCCTGAGCGCTGGCGATGGGGGCAGCAGTGGCGCTAACTCCGGCTCCGATCGCAATGGCCTCTGCTCCGGTAGTGGCCTGGGCGAATGAACCGATTGCGAGGCTCTGAATGACTGACGCCACGGAAGTACGACCGAAGGCGATGGCGTCAGAGGCTGACGCAGATGCTCCTGCATTGGTAGCGTCTCCACCACCAATGGCGAGGGTATAGCTAGCGCTAGCTCTCGGACCCGTTCCTGTCGAAAAAGATGCTCCAATAGCCACTGCTCCCGGCTGAGTCGCTTGAGCAGAACCCGCAAGGAAAGCACCGGCACCAATAGCGACTCCCTGTCCCTGCGACGAGAGAGCGAACGCTCCAATAGCAATGTTCTGGCTCTGAGAGGCGACCGCACCGGGGCCGAGGGCCACGGTAAGGCCGCCAGTAGCCGCCGCCCCAGCGAGAGCGGCCGTTCCGGAGCCAATGGCTATACAGCCGGGGTTGCTAGCTCGGGCTCCAGCGACCGCTGTATCGTCAGAAGCACCGATGGCAATAGCACCCTGAAAGGACGCGATAGGTGCAGCGGTAGCACTGATCCCAGCGCCTATCGCAATTGCTTCGGCTTGCGTTGTCGCTTGAGCAAAAGCCCCAATGGCAATGCCCTGAATGATCGAGGCGACAGATGCACGTCCCAGGGCAATAGTGTTCGCCACAGACGCCGAAGCCCCAGCGTTCGTGGCGTCACCCGATCCGATCGCGATGGCACTGGTGGCCGACGCTTTAGCTCCAGCAACCGCAGTGGCGTTGCTTGCTCCGATGGCGATGCTGCCCTGCGCCGTGGCCGCGGGACTGGCCGTGGCGCTGACACCTGCCCCGATGGCGATGGCTTCGGCACCGGTGGTCGCCTGGGCGAAGGACCCGATGGCGATACCCTGGATGATGCTGGCGACCGATGTCCGACCGATGGCGATGGAGTCGGTGGCGATAGCGCTGGCCCCGGCGACCGTCGCACTGCCCCCACCGATGGCAACGGAGGTGGTCCCCGAAGCGCGGGCTCCGAGGATCATCGGGGCCCCACTTGCCCCGATGGCGATGCTGTTCACCCCGGTGGCCGCCGGGGCGGCCGCGATGGTCGTTCCTCCACCAAGAGCGAGCGCACCCGTCGCATTCGCCAGGGCGTAGCGCCCGACGGCGACCGCGTCATCCACGTCGGGGATGTTGGCGCCGATGCGACCCGCCTGTGACCACCTACCCAGGGCGATGGTGCCGTCGCCCTGGTTGACCGAAGGCCCGGCCAGCACCAACCCCGAAGGAGTGCCATTATTCATCGGTCAATAGTCCCCGCCGAAGGCTTCCACCTTGAGGATGGAGGCGTTACCGGCAATCGACTGGCTGGCCCGCAGACTCCAGTTGACGGGTATCCAGAAGTTGACGTAACGGTTGCTGGCCCGGAACGGCGCAACGGTGGTCGAAGCTGTGATGGCCGTCACTGTGATGGTGTCGAAGATGTGGTAAGTGGTGTTGTCGTAGAGGAACAGGTAGACCAGCCCAGCCACCGTGGTGGCCACCAGAGTGGTCTGACTGGCATGGACCACCACCTCCTCGATTTTGGTCCCGCTGGCTCCGGCCGTGACGATGGTCGAAGCCACCGTCGGTACCTGGAGGTTCGTCTCCGCCGCGCCGAGGAGCGCCGCCCCGAGCTTGACCGTCGCCGCAAATGCCGGATCAGCAGCCATGACTCACCTCACTTGAAGTTGGCTCGGGCGTAGGAGCGAACGGCGTAATTGCGGAGCTTGCCGGTGATCGTTCCGTTGCTGACAAACGAGCCGTCGCTCTGGACCCTAGCGAGGATGACCGGAGTGGAGTCCTGCCACTGTTGGAGATCGACGGACTGAGAGGCGAAACCCCTGACCGTGATCGGAGTCAGCAAAGCGTAGAACAGTCCAGCGTTCAGCTCATCGACGGTGACCGAGTCAAGGATGTGCATGATTGAGTTATTCGGTGCTGCACCATGAATCTGACCCGAGGTCCCGTCGAAACCACGCTGCCCCACCGTGACCGTGGTACCTGCAATCGCAGAGCAGAGGATCTTCTCTTCTGTCGCCAGGCCGCGGTCCACCACCACCACGAACGGAGTCGCCGTGAACGTCCAGCCAGTCGAAGAGGAGAGCGTGAACGTCCCGCCTACCCCCGGCACGGTCGCAGTCATGCTCCCCACGACCGTGGTAGGGACCGCGGCGCCAGCAAAACCGCGTCGGGTCAAGAGCTAGACCACCTTCCGTACTCGTCTCCCATGCGGACTCCTTCATTCAGTTGACCGATTAGCTGATAGTCACGGTCTCTGTAACGGTCAGGGAGTCGGTGCCGTTGTTGGTTATGATGGCGTCCGCTGACAGGTTCGTCTCGTACACCATGATCCCCGTCGTGGTCGTGGACGGCGCTGCTGCGACCTGGTGCTGGAAGATCCCCACGCGGTGGACCGTCGAGCTCGCCGGGTCGGTACCCGTCGAGGTGAACGTCTTGGTCAGCGTGTAGGTGGCTGTACCCACAGTGTGGGCGTAAGCCGCGATGGCCCGGTTGAGCCCACCCGAACCGTTCCAGATCTCCGACACGGTCGTGCCGTCGTTGGTCAGGAACGGGTGAGTGGCAGCAATGGTGAGGGTAGCCACCGACAGACCCATGTAGGCGGCGGGCGCGTTCCCGGGCACGATGACGTACTGACCAGTAGCGGGAGTCGTCCCCACCAAACCCGTAGCCGGGTCGGTCCACTGGTCAAGCGTGATGACCGCCGGGGGGCCAGCAGTGTGCTGCAGGATCACGCCGTAACGAGCACCGAGGACCAGCATCTTCCCGATCAGCGCCCCAGTGTTGTGGGGCGGACCACCCGACGAACCCGTAGGACCAGTCACGCCGGTGAGGCTGGCGCTCGTAGCGGTGATCGAACCCACACCGCCAGCGCCCTGCATGTACGCCGCCGCCACCACGTTGGCGCTCTGAGCAGCGATTGCGTCGATGCCGTTGTTGACCTTGCTCATACCGGCTCACCTCCCTCAGGGGCAGGCGCCTCAGGCGCCGTCTCGCTCGACGAATTGGGGATGCCGCTCTCCATCGGGACGAGCAGCGCGGGGCCGGTGACGATGACCTCGAACTCGTCCGGGCGTCCGCCACAACCGAAGTGCTTCTGCAGAATCGCTTCCAGGTCGGGGTCCTCGGAACAGGACACCCACGCCGGAGGGGCGTCGCTCTGGTGGGACCACAGGTTCGTAGCGTCCTGGAGGATGCCCAGCAGGTTGCGGTCCGGGGGGATGCTCATCGTCGTTACGGACTGGTCGATGTGGTTGGCTCGATACCGGGTCTGGAGGCCCGTCTCGGGATCGGTGACCATGCTGATCACGGATACGTTGCCTAGTTCGATGGTCGGCACAAAAACCGCCTCCTATCAGTCTTGAGTCATTGTCAAAGAGGAGACGGCGCACGTAACCGTGTCTCCTGAACTGATCGTTCTCGGTGTGGTCAGGTCGCCCCAGTAGACGAGATTCCCTCCAGTCGAAGCGTCGAAAATGCCGAACTGGGTGACGACACCCCATGCTCCCGTAGCCGTCGGGAACGTGATCGTGCTGTTGTTCGTCGTTGTCCCCAGCGAACCGGAAGCAGCGGTCCAACCAGGAGATCCCGAACGAGGAACAGCAACTCGGGCGTAAGAAGCGCCCGACACCTCAGTGCCGCCACCAGCATCCGATGGAGTGGCCGTGAACAGCCCGACCCACAGATTCGTGGCATCGAGACCCAACGGGACAGTCGCGGACGCGTTGGCATTCCTGAAGATCAGGTCCAATATCTTCTTCTCGTACACATCCGACATGGATCCGGCCATTCGATCTCCTAAGGAGTGAGCGGGTTGGTCAGACCCGTCCCCTCAACCTGCCAATGCGCAGTTGCTGTCATATCTGTCGGCCCGTCGGCCACCAAAACAAACTGGGCCCCCGTGTAGTACGTCACGTTGTTCCTCACCGTCGTCTTCCAAGAACGGACCATCACATTCACCCGTGGGAAACTGCCCGCCACCAGCGCTTGGTTGCCGCCGAGCTCCGCTCCGAAACTCACCTGCGGCGGGTCGATGAAGAACCACACCGGGAACGACACATCGAACGTCGATTCACCCGCCCCCTGGAAATCGACACGTCCGTACACCTGATAGCTCTTGCCCTGCACCGCCTTCCCCTGCTCCACGCGAATCTGTTGAGCGTTGAGAGCAGGCTGGACGTTACGAATCCTGGGGGCGGCCATGACGTTCCTCTATGTGGGGCGGTGAAGGTGTGGGACGTGACCCTTGTCGTTTCTTCCGCCACGACTCCTCAACTCGTCGCTGCAACGCCTTCGGTAATTCCGAATGGTCACGGAACGGTTCGCCGACCTTCATGACGCCCTATGGATTTCGTGTTCACGGTTCGTTCCTGTCCCCGTGATCTGTGCTGTACGACCAGGACCAACCCGGTTCGTGGTCAGCTGATACGTCCACACGCCCGTGTCGAAATCGTGACTCGAAGAGATTCCCCGGACGTAATGCACGTCCGTCTCCCCTGTGATCTCCTCGTAGACCCGCACCTGATCGTTGATTTGGATGGCGGGGTGAGCGACGCACGTCACCGTCCCCTGCAAAAGCTGGAAGGCCATGAACACTTCGATCAGCGCTGCCATGTCTTCCTGTTGCTTCTTCGTGATGTTGAGAGGCACCGGCAGCATCGCTGGTCGGACCATCCCTCGAAGAAGCTGTGTGATGAGGTCGTTCGAGGGGACACGCCGCGTGGTGATCGTCGTATCCGTTGCAATGGTCGGGTCGTCCGACGTGACGATGAGCTCCGAGCGGGCGGGGGCATCGACGTATGACAACGCGTATGTCATCAGGAGGAGGCGTTCGTCGAGTTCCGGGATCTCCCCGGTCCGCTGCCCGGTCTCCTGGATGAAATTGCCATAGGTGTACCAGTTCGGCGATTCGAAGCGGGCGCCACCTTCCTCATCCACCCAGAAGTGGAACCCGACGATGTCCTTCACCGCCTTGATGCCATCGATAATCGGCTTCTTGTCGAATGTGTCCGGAGGGAAAGCATCGTTGGCGAACGTCCCGGTGGTCTCCAGGCTGCCGTACACCTCGCTCGTGCCACGCAGAAGCCACCCTGCCCACAGCAACAGATCCCTGATGATGTCGGTGAAGTCGGAGTAGTTGCCGTCGAACCGTTTCGTTCCCGAGTAGTCGAGAGGCAGCGACCCTTCGAAGGGAGCGGTACCGAATGAGAACACGCCGCCATCACCAGCTACGACGAGATACCCCTCTCCGTCGTTTGTGGCGTCCATGCCGATGATCGGGTCGTTCAGGGCTGTCAACGCCGCTGCGTAGTCTCCATTTGCCGTCTGGTAGACCGCTGCCCCCAGGGCGTAGACGGAGCCTTTCTGGCTCACGACCCAGTAGCCGTCTCCTTGGGGTCGAGCCGCCATCCCTGCCGCCGTGTCGTCAACGGGGATGGGAGCGTTGTTGTAGTAGACAGCATCACCGAAAGCGAAGACATGCCCGCGTTCAGTCAGAATCCAGTAGCCGTTTCCGGATGGAGTTGCCGCCATGTCGACAGCAGGCGATTCGAGCAGCCCAACTCCACTGCCGTGGAAGGCTGCATTCCCGAACGAGAAGACGCCACCGTCCCTGCCGAGGAGCCAATACCCTCGCCCTGAAGGGTGAGCAACGATGCGCCAGATCCGTCCCGACCCATTCGGATCAACCGTGGCACGACCGTAGTACAACGCCTCGCCGAACGCGAAGACAGCACCGTCCGTCCCAGCTGACCAGTACCCCCGTCCCAGCGGATCCATGTCGAATCCGACCATCGGAGCAGCGTCGACGCCCCCGACAGCGTCCCCCATGTCCGTCGCGTTCCCAAACTGGAAGACGCCACCGCCGTCAGCGACAAGCCAGTAGCCGCCATTGTCTGAGGTTCGAGCCATACCCCGAACCGCGTACGGCGTAGACCCCAACGAACCATGGAACCCCGCATCCCCATAGGAGAAGATCCCGCCATCGGCAGCGACGAGCCAGTAGCCGCCATTCGTAGTCGTCGGGACGATGTCGATGACCGGCTGACTCAACGGTCCGGCGTTCGCCCCGCCGTGATAGGTCGCGTTCCCGAAGGCGAACACGGCACCGTCGTCCGCAACGATCCAGTAGCCACCACTGTCAGAGGTTCCGGCTATCCCGGTAGCAGACGCTCCCGGAGCAACCGAAGCGTTGCCGTGGTAGCCAGCGTTCCCGTAGGCGTACACCGCTCCGTCCTCAGCGAGGAGCCAATACCCAGCACTGTTCGATGTTCTCGCCATGTCAGCGACGACGACGCTGGTAGCGGGCTGATCACCGACATTGGCAGCGTCGCCAAGCGCCCAGATGACCCCGCTCCCGGAAAGAAGCCAGTAGCCATGTCCCGTGTGGGTTGGCTCGATGGCAACGAGGCTCTCGATGTCCACCAAAACTGGCCAATCTCCGATACTCCCATAGTTGATCGCCGCCCCGAGGGTGAACACCTCGCCACCCGTGTTGAGTACCCACAGGCCATCTCCCGTCGGCGTGGCGGCAACCCCAGCGATACTGCCAACACTTCCCGCTCCCCGCGACCCGAAGAACGTCGTGTTGTAACAGAACACCCCGCCGTCCGTGCCGAGGAGGCCATATCCCTGACTGTCTGCATCGAAGGCGATATCCGTGACATACCTTCGACCTTCGGATCCCGGTCCGAAAGTGACCGTTCCCGCCGCCGGATCGATCCGGTCATACACGTTGATCGCCGGATAGAAGAACGGCACATAGTTCCAGCGGGAGTACGCCAACGGATATTTCCCTGGCGGCATGAACGGCAGATACATCTGCTGCTCGATGAGAAGCTTGCACATGTCTCTGCACGTCAGCGTGATGAGCCCGTCGGTGCCGAGCGCTACCTGGTCGATCAGCCACACCCCGCTGAGAAGCAGGTTGCCGTCCTGAACAGCCTGGACGAGCGTCTTCCCGTACCCGCCGTACCCTTCGTAGGTTCGCAGCAGAGCGTTGGGGATGAGAACGTCAACCCAGTCGGTCGGCATCGGTTCCCATCGCGTAGCCAGCGAAGGGTCCCGCAACCGCCACGAAAGATAGCCGGGGTTCCCTACACGTCGCCGCGCCGTGCTGATCGTTGCGAGGCTCTCGGTGTTGTACAGCACGATCGTGCACGACGCCGCGTCGGTGTCGACTCCTCGGTCCCAGCTGATCGACTTGAGATTCGGAATCTCCGTTTCGATCTGAGCGTTGTTCACGTCCTGGAACCAACGAAACGGGAGCTTCCCCGGGTCCGTGGTGAAGACGTCACTGACTTGCCGAAGGCTCCAGTCCTTCTCGACCGTCAAACGACCGTTGGAACGATTCTCTCCGATGAACGGCGCGACCTGCCGAGGGACACCGGCCCCGAGGAGATCCTTCATGTACTGGGGTATGGTCCTCACGAAATCACTGCCGCCGAAGCCTGGTAGGTATGGCGCCACGGGTGGCTCGCCTTCCTGCCGCGAGTCGGATTGAACGAAGTCAGGTACACCCAGAACTGGCGTCCAAGATCATCGGTCAGCCGGATCTTGTTCCGCTTACCGAACCACACAATGAACGCGTCCAGTTGTGCCTGTTCGAGGATCGTGCCGCTGAAGTCGATCTTCTTTGGATCGTCGCGCCCCTCGAAAACCAGCATTGCCCCGTCAGGAGCCGCCGCTGTCTGATATTCGATCTTCTTGACCAGCCCAGGGGTTCCCCCTTCGTTGGGGTTGATCGCGAACGTGTACGTCTCGCTCGTGTACGGATCGAAGAAGGTCCATCTCGTCACCATGTCAGTTCCTGCTCGGATAGATGCTTGAGTACGTCCCGACCCGACTCGGCTGGTTGACCAGATCAACGAACTGGTCAATCGACCCCTGATAGTCCGTGGCGTTGTAGTTGTGCATCACGATCGAAACCTGTCGGTTGTCGTTGTATCCACCGCCCGCAGCCCCCGTTGCACCCAACCGGTTCACCTCATACAGGGTTGGCAGCTTGAGGTCACCGAGGTTGAACTGGAGATCCGAGCTCGTCGAAGTCATCAGCGAGTGAATGCGGCGAAGCAAGTCCCGCGTCGCTTTCTGGTTGTTCGCCACAAGCGGAAGTTCGGCTTCGAGTTGAGCAACAGCCTGACCCTTAGTGATCTGGTTCATCTCCAACTGGAAGTCGATGATGTCCTGCGTGTTCGAGACCTGCGCCGCAATCGCTGCCGCAGCATCCGTCGCTACCGTCCCCTTCAGCTGGTTGAGATATTCATCTCCCGCCCCGCCTTGAGCAACGGCTCGCGCCAGCGCCGCTTTGTCACTATCAAGACGCAGCCGAGTTGCCTTCACGTCGTCACCGACAGCGCTCGCCATCGTGATCAGCAAGTTCGTGCGCGAATCCGCCACGATCTGCAAAGCGTCCTTGTAGCCCTGATCAGCCTTGATCTGTTGTGCCAACGCGTCAGCCGTCGCTGCATCACCATGGGCGTTCGCTACAGCAGCCTTCGCGTCCGCCTGAGCGGTCTTTGCGTCCTCGATAGCGTTTGGCAACGTCCCAATCCGGGCACGTGCAAGCTTCCGATTCGCCGCATCCACCGCGACGCTGGCGTCCGTCAAACCGTTTTGAGCATCGTTGACTTGAGCTTGGGCTGCTTCAAGCTGAGCGTCCGTTGCCCTCGCGTCGCCCGTCAACGCCTTCAACCCGGCCAGATTGGCCTTCGCCGCATCCAGCGAAATCCCGGCTTGAGTAACCGGATCCCGAGTTTGCGACTTCTTCAACGTGAACTTACTCTGAGCGTCCTGAATCGCTTGGCGTTGCGATGCAACGATGTCTACTGCAGACGCCCCAACCGTGAACGCCTTTCGTCCAGCGTCCCACTTGAAGCTCATCCCGAAGATATCGATGGTGTACCCATCCGGGATAAGGTCCCACGGCGAGACTGCCGTCGGCGGTGCTGGCGGCGCTCCCTGAACCGGTGGCGTCGTCGCCCCTCCAGGACCCCACTGATCCGCCTTCACCCCCGATGTAGGCACAGGAGGGGCACTCGGAACCCCGAACCCAGGCAAAGCAAAAGCGGGGGTCGGCTGAGTCGGCCGAGAAGGACCCGGAGGACCCGCTATCTCTCCGAGCGCGAAAGGAGGAGGTGTCGCCGTAGTGCTTGGCGCCGCCAACCCTGCCAACAGATTCTCTGGGAGAAGACCCGCATTCGCCAAATCTTCCGGTGAGATCGTGGTGCCCTGAGCAAGGATTTTCAGTGCGGCGATGGCGTTCTGAGAGTGATCCGCCTGCGACTTCAGAATCGCCTGCTTCAACTGGAGAATCTTGAGAACATCTCCCTTGGCGGCTTCAGTCCCAATGTCGGCCTGAGCCAGTGCCGCTTCGATCTTCCCTATTTCGGCAGTGATCCCCCTCTCGGTGTCCCTCGATGTCCCACCAAGAGCGGCGATCAACGAAACCTGCTGGTCTCCCCAGGACGCCACGGTGGCGACAGAGTCCTGGGCCAAGCCGGTCAGCGTGTCAATCTCCTGCAGAGTCTTCGAAGTGTCAGCACCGGCTGCTACCTGAGCAGCAAGGATGTTTCGGTTCCGAAGCAAAGCGGCGTTGATCGCATCAAACGCCTCCGTTGTGGTCTTACGACCAGCCTTGAATCCCTTCACGACCTCATCAGCCGTTTGGATGATCGCCCCCGCCGCCTGGTCAGCGGTGTCCTTCCCTACGGTGATCGCCGCATCGACCTGGGCTTTGATCTTCGGGTCGAGTTTGAGGCTGTCCAGCAACGTCTTAGCCTCAACAATGGCCTTCGCGTCCCCGTTCCCGATCCGGTCTATCAGGCTCTGCAGCGACACCGCCCGCGACTTCGAGAAGAGCCCCAGAGCACCGAGTCTGGTTGTCTCGGTACCGAGATTGCCGCCGAGTCCCGGAACGTTCTTAAGGGCCGTCAACGAAGCAATCGATGACGCCGTCTGCGACGCGACCTCAGCTTTCTGCGCTTCCTTGACTGGCGTGTCAAACCCAACCGCTCCAGCCAGACGCTCCAGGAGGCTCTGATGTCCCAGGGCAAGGTCATCGATGACCTTTTGCTTCTGGGCGTTCCCCTCATCCAGCGTCTTCTTGGCGAGTTCATAAAACTTTTGGCCCTGCGTCGCCAACTTTGCCTTCACGCCCTGATAGGCAGCGTTCGCGGCGAGGATCGACCCGGCGATGAGTACCGGACCGGCAAGAGCGCCGAGCGTCCCAGCCACTCCCAACTCGGCCCCTCCGACGACAGCACCCTCTTCCCCCGCCGCCGCCGCTCCCCCGCCGCGCCGTAGCGCCCCAAGGCCACCCTGACGACCAAGAGCGAACCGCTGCCGCGCCGTCAGAGCGGCTACGTCGGCCGCTCCTTCCGCCTCGACCACGGCGGCGGGTCCCAAGATTCGCGTTTTCAACTGCCCACCAAAACTCAAGGCCACCTGAATGGCCTTGATGGCGAGCGCCAAAGCGGCCAGTCGTCCGACCATGTGGCCGGTTGCATCATTGAACGCGACGAAGATCTTGAGGAGACCACCAAAGGCCGCACCGAAAATCCCGGCAACGTTCGCTATGTCCTTCAGTAGGTCGCTGATCCCCGCCCTGGCGAGGGAATCGCCAAGCTGGCGGAGCCCTTCCTTCAGCCGGGCGATCCCCTGGGCCAAGGTGTCCTGAGCCGCGGCGTTGGCGAGGGACAGCTTCCCGTTGTCATCGATGTGGGCCCCTTCCTTCTGCAGTGCAGGTCCCAAGTTGTCGAGGAGGACCTTGAAGGTCGCCATCTCTCGACGGTTAGCGATCAGCTTCAGAAGCGCGCTCTGAGCACTCGCGCCAATCTGGTTCCAGCTTTGAGCGATGAGGATCAGGCCAGGGCCGGTCTGCCCGGTGGCAAAGTCCTTCGTGAGCTCGCTCATCTGCGGCGCCAGAGCGGGGATGCGACCAGCCAGTTCGAGGATCTTGTCCATGTTCTGACCGGCAGCGGTTGCTACCCGGTCGAACAGGTCCGCGGCAGCTGTCCCGCCAATCGAGATGCGTTGCTGCAAGGTCCCTGCAATCGCACCCAGTTGCTCCAACGAAACGCCTGTTGTGGCAGCAACCTCGGCAGCGCGACCAAAGAACGCGATCGTTTCCTTGACGCTGACACCCATACGCTGAGAAATGCCGATGACCTTGTCACCGATGGCGCCAATGGTCGTGTCGAACGCCAGAGCGGCAGGCTCCAGGCTCTTGAAGATCTCCTCGCCCGGGAGACCCGTCACGACGCTCAGCTGCCCAATTGCCTTCGTTGCCTCCCCTGCCTGCTGAAGGTTCTGGTAGACCCCGAAGGCTCGTTGATAAATGACGGCAAGTTGATCAGCAGCGAGCCCCAGATCCTTCGACATTGACAGGATCGATGCACGGGCCTTGTCGAACTGGTTCCCCTGTCCGACTGCCTCCATCTGGAGTTTGACCTGAGCGAAGACGAGTTCGAGCTTCTCAGCTTCCTGCACCATCGACGTGACGGTCTGCAGCGTCTGACGGATCGACAGACCGGCAATGGCGTACTGTCCGGCGATTAGTGCCCGAGAGGCAACCGACTGGCCCAGTGTCGCCTGTTCGAATGGGTCCTGAGCGTTGCCGCTGGTAGCGCCTCTTAGGCGAGCGCTGAGGCCCTGGAACCTCGTAGGAGTGGTCCCCTGCCTGGCGAGATCGGCGTTCCGGGCGTCAATAGCTTCCTGCTGGACCGCCTTCGTGTAGGCCCGAGTAGCGTTGAGCTTCTCCGCGTCGGCCTTGACGGACTGGTCCGTCCCGGCCTTCGCTCGCGCCAGGCTCGCCGCTTCCTGCGCTGAAAGTTGCCCGAGCCTGACCCTCTCCTCTTGGATCTTCTCATTCCCGGCGATCGCCTCGGCCTTCTGGCGGGCCTCCTTCGCTTCCGCTTCCGCCAAAGCCGTATGCGCGGCGTCAAACCGTGGATCTTCTACCCGTTGTCCGGAGATCCCGGCTTTGGTCTGGAGAGCCGAAATGTCCTGCCCTGCCCGCGCCTTCAGATAATCAGGGTGAGTTGAGAGTTCGTGGTGCAGCGCATTGGAGAGCTCTTGACGAGCGACCTCCAAGGTCACCATTGCCTTGACGGCCTTGTCGGTTACCCTCTCCTCTTCGAGAATCTTCGAAGAGAGAATGTGTCGCGCTTCGTTCAGCGCTACCGTCGCCTCGATGTATTGCCTATCGGCGATGAGGGTGCGAACTGCCGCTTCCGCCTCGCGCTGATGTTCGGCTGGCGTCAGATCGTCGTCGCCACCGCCAGTTCCTGTCCCCCTACCACCACCCGGACGTCTCGGCGGAGCACCGCCAACCCCAGCCCCAGTCGCCGTACCGCGAGTCTGGTCTCGGATCTCCTTCTGGGTGATATGCGGCGCCCCAGCTTTGCTGAGCGCTTCCAGCGTCGCTTCGCTGAGTTGCTTTTCGAGCGCCCTAATACGGTTCGTGACCTGACTGCGGATCTGCCCCGCCTCCCGCGGAGTGATCTCTCCTCTCTCCTGCAACCCCGTGATTTCACGCTCGACGCCTTGACGACCGGTGGTCAGCTTGTACTGCGCTACTTGCAGTAGCGCAGCCTGCTTCGCCGGTTCGTTCTTCGGAGCGCCAGTCTTGTCAACAGCCGTTGCGGACCGAACGCTCTTCAGGAACGCGTCGACGTAGCTGTCGGTCGTCGCCTTCATCTTCTGAAGGCCAGCCTCATACGCCGAGGTGTTCAGACCGATCTTGACTTCGCCGCTGAGAGCGAAGTTGCCTGCCATCAGTTCACCTGACGCAGCTTCTGCGCATACTCGTTCGACATCATCGGGGACTCTTCTCTAGGAGTGCCGTACTTCTCCGCCCTGACGTCCTTCAGCTTCTCGAACCACATTTCCAACTCGTGGTCCACGCTCCACATCCACTCCGGCGGCATCTCCTCCTCAGGCAGGTTCTCCTGCCACGACAAGATGTTGTTGGAGTGCTCGACGGCCTTGTACAAGTCGATCGGAACCTCGCTTACAGAACGGCAACCGGGGGGCCAGAGAGTGGCAATACCTCCGCCTCGCTTGGCGGTTCGGACGATGGAGAGGAATTGGGGTTCTTGGGCGAGTCTTTTCCCGAGGAGACATCCACCACCATCTCCTGGTAGGCGATGCTCAGAGCTCCGAAGGTCTCGGGGGCCAGCCGATCAATCGCGTCCCGACTCTGGAAGTAGTAGACCTCGTGGTTTCCCTGCTCGCGGGTCGAGTACAACACCTCGCAGGCGCGGTACTCCCGCAACCACCCCAAACCCGCCTTCAGTTCGAGTAGCCGGTCCACGGCACGCGACCGGATCTCTTCCATCTCCGTGGATTCGTAGTCCCGCTTCAAGTTCTCAATGTCGGGACGGACCTTTTCCTCCACGCTGTCAGCGAACCGCTTGAGCTCCAGGAACACTCGCCGCGCCTCCGGGTCCTCCGGGTTCTCGGCGTACCGCGTCTTGAGCCCCTGCTCCTCGTCCTCCCACAGATCCTGCAGACCGATGAGGTAGCCGTCCTTCGCCCACTCGTCAGAAAAAGCCATTTCCTTCTCGGCCGACTCGCTGAGCTTCCCGACCTCCTCAGCAATCAGGTACTCGACCAACACCTCCCGCCCGCCCATCTCATCGACGTCGGAGTAGGTCTCCTGCCAGTCCTCCGCGTTGCGATCATGACGGGCCATGAGCAGCTTCGCTTTCGCTGCCCCGGCCCGCCTGATCGCCTTGTCGTGATCGAGTGGCGTGAGCTTCTGCAGCCACACCGTGATCGGATCGTCCTTCCCATCATCCAGAGTGAACTCTCGTCCGACCACATACAGATCTTCGAGTCTGCGTCGCTTCGCCATCTCCGACTCCTTCTATGCTCCGAAGAGCGTCCTGTTTCCGTGAAGCCTTCAGTGATTAGGGTCGCGCCCCGTCGTAGACGTAGAGCTTTCCGGTGTCACTCTGGAATGCGAACTGCGGTTCGAGCTTCTGCCCGACCCGACCTTGGACGGGCGGCGGAGTGAACCGAGCATCCGGGATATACAGCGTCTTCATCCGGACGCCGGTGTCAGGGTTGCTGATCCGGAGCTCGATGGGAACGCCGATCGAGGTGGACGGACCGGCGATCTCACCGCCAGGGATGTTCGTGACCTGGAAGATCTTGTCCCACAGATCCTGCGGATCACGGGGACGGACGGTGATCGTGCCGGTCACGTCAGGAACGTCGTAGTCCTGCGCGACGTAGTGGTAGTTGCCGAACTCTTCGTCGTTGTCGAGGTTGACTCGCCAGGACACTTCGAAGCTCTGCACGCCGGTCCACCGGGTGAACACGGGAGTGGCATCTGTAGTGCCGATGTAGACGTCGATGTCCTTGCCACGTACGGCGGCGGGCTTGACGCTGACGCCTTGGTGGACGTTCTGCGGGAACGAGGCTGCAGTCGTCGATCCATAGACGACTCGGACTGTTGACCCGACCGGCGCCGCAGCAGTCAACGTGACGGCGGTGGTGCTGTCGGTGTAGTCCACTCCGTGGAACAGCCGCTTGTAGGTTCCGGCGGTGGTGATGTAGCAAACCCCGAGCGCGTAGATAGTCGAACCGCGCTCGTGGTACGGCAGAGCAGTGTGGGCGAAGGTGTACGGCCCGGTCCCGGCGGCGGGAAACTCCTGGTAGTACGGAGTGCCTGGGATGTAGTAGATCGAGTCGCCCCGAAGCGTGAACGCCTGCGTGGCGTTGGCTCTGGTGCCGAATCGGTAGGTGGCGTTCTCCAGGGTCAGGTAAGGGATGGCGATCCCTCTGACAATGTCGAAGCTCCCGGGCGCCGACTTGAACGGGGAGATCACATCGATCGGCTTGGCGTGGACGAAGTCGAACTGCTGCCCCGATACGTTGGCAGTCGGATCCACGAAAGTGAGGAGCGACTCGATCTCGGTGGAGACATCGAGCGACTCAAGATCGAAGCTCAGGTCGGGGATGTCCCTGACCGTTGCGACTGTCTCCCAGTT